TTATCTCTTAATATTTTATGATTCATATTTATAAATAATCCCCATATATATTTTTTTCCTTTTTCAATGTCTACTAAATATGTGTTCTTATATTTCATATAAATTTCTATTAATGCCTTTGTATCTATTGGTATATGTTTTGGATATATTGTGTGTCGTAAAGGAAAAAATTGTATCCCTTTTAACATATTTTCTTCTAAAAATTTATTTATGTTGAACATATATTTTAAATATTTTTGAGGAGTTGATACTATACTTTCATATATTGATCTGTCTATCTTTGGTACAAATATTTCTCTATATTTTTTTATCCATGTGTGATATTTTTTGTCTGCATTTAATGTATTTTCTATGAAATCGTTTTTTATTACATTTATGTCTTTTATTATCTGTTTTCTTATTTCTTTTTGTTCTTTTTGAGTTTTATTTTCTATTTCTTTATCATTTTCATATTCTTTAATATAATAACGTTTTATTAATTTCCTTAAATTTTCTATATAATGTAATTTTATATTATTTTCGATATTTGTTAATATATCAGTACATATATATGATATAATGGATGACATACAACGTCCATCAAATTCGGTTTCATTTAGATTCAAATCTTTATATTCATCTTTGTAAAATGTTACAAATTCATTATATATCGTCAAATTACCTCCTTTTGGTTTAGGACCCGCTGAATCTTTTAGAAAAATTTTAAAACACATCTTAATTACATCTGTAGTTATTGTTATTATTTCTTCTTCATTCGTAATTTTTTTTATTAACCATAATCTTAAAAATTGACATACATGTATTACTAATTTATTAATTGTGTTTAATGGTAATTTGTCAATTAATTTATTATCAACAATGATATTTTTTATTGGTATCTTTAATGTTCTGTACTTATCTGGTGGTTTTTTTAATTCTTCCATTGTATTTATACATTATTGTTGTGTATTGTCTTTATATAATTATTATTAAAATAAAAAAAAATGCAAAATAAGGTTCCCTTATATTAATATTAAAAAGCGATATACTTAATATATCACTTATTGTATAAATTATTAAATGATTTCTGAAAGAAATTTTTGAATCCAATTTTATTCATTTTTTTAACATATGATTCAATAAATATTTTTAATTGTTCACATGTATCAATATAACTATTTCTTATTTCTGATTTCGATGTATTAAAAACATATTCGATCGGATTATATTTGGGACAATAAGCTACATTATAAATGATAATCTTATTATTATCTTTCAATATGTTATCTAATTTTTTTGTTTATGGATCACAGCATTATCCATAAATAAACTTGCTTTTTTTGATTTAGGAACAACATTTTCTTTAATAAATAAATTAAAATTATCAGTTTTAAATGTGCCATCAATTATTTTGTATCCGATAACTTTTGTTTTATTAATCGCTAAAATTAGAGAATAACGTTTACGCTTATTTGTCACATTAAATTCACATATTTTACCTTTTTCCGACCAACCATAATTGGGTCTTGATCCTAATTCAATAGAAGTTTCATCTATGCTTATAATATTTCTGCATACTTTTTTAATATTATTTTTAAGGTTAATAATATCTTGTTTATGTTTTTCCGAATCAATTTTATATTTATATTTTTGCATTTGTTTATATGTCAAATTATTATTCTTTAAAATACGATAAATATAACTTACAGAAATGGAAATATTAAAATTGTCGAATATTTGTTTTCTTAATTTTTTGATACTTATAATTTTATTACTAGAAACAATACTAATAATAAAATCAATAACACAAAGAGAAAATTTTTTATTATTCAATGGAGTTTTGGATAATTTTCGTTTGGAATTAATGAAGTGAATATCTGTAAAAAATGAATCAGAATAAAATAAACTAATCCATTCATATAAAGCAGATCGAGCGATTTTAATTTCAGCAAGTATATCAGAAATAGAAAAGGAATGATTATGTCTTAATTTGTACATTAAAAGAGCACAATAAATGACAGATTTTTGATACATTATACATATATAATATATAAAAAACCATATACACAATAAATTATGTACGTGTATAATATTTTATATTTATTAACGAAAAATATATATAATTAAAAATAAAAAGAATATTACGCGTTTAAAGTTTGATTTTAAATTAGACTAGTATTAATTACCGTTACCGATATGTGATCCATTTTTCTGGGTAATAATGAAAGCAAGAATCGATACCATTATTACAATGAATATAATTAATCCAATACTCAAGCCGATACAACATTTGCTGGTGTTTTTTTGAGTATTTTCTGAAACAATTAGATCTTTTTTTGCTGCGATTGTTTTTTCTACCGTGCTTATAATATGTGCATCTACACGGTCTAGCATCTGACCCTGTTCTTCGATCATAATTTTAAGATCCAAAAACATTTGTTGCAATTCTGAGATAGATTTTAAAATACTTTCTATTTCAAAATTGCGTTGATCAAGTATATCGGTATTTCGAGACATTATATCGAGTTCTATCCTCCTTTTTTGTTGTATATCTTCATGTGTACCTGAAATCTGAATTTGAAGTTGTTCTCCTTGGTCTTGATTTGGATCAAATTTGATAATATCTCCGGCACTATAACTATGTGCTCTTGAGTGTGAATTCCCCCCTTTATTTTGTCCCAATTGATCCTTTTTTGGATTCTGTTTAATAATATCAGTAGGTATTATAGTTATGGTTGGTAGTTTAATCACCGTTGGTAGTTTAACTACCGTTGGTAGTTTTGGTTCAGATAAATTATATACGTCAAATTGTCTGGATTGATCTTTTATTTTCATAAATTTTGAATTAGTTGAATTAATTCTTTCATTATATTTGGTTAGTCGGAACAATAGATTGCTATAAATATTATTATACAATGGATCTCTTTTATCCATACCCTTCAACATATTGTAAGATTTTTGCATTAATAATTTAATTTCATTGACACAAAAATCATATCTTTGTGTCAAATTATTTGTATCAGAATTGAAATCATAAAATTCTTTTAATATATTTTCTAAATTTACTATTTTGACATCGAGATCAAAAAATATACTTGTAATATATTCTTGTGTCTTGTAATTAATTGAATGTTCTTCCAGGAGATCCATTTCGATTATAACATCATCACTATCAGAACGTCGTTTACTTGCTTTAGGTTTTTTAATATTAATTAATGTTTCGTGATCAGTATTAAACCCAGTGAAATGGTCGTTATCGTTATCGTGATCATTATCATTACCATTTTCAAATGGATTATTATTTTTATGTAAGACTTCGCTCCAATCTTTTACCGGAAATTGTTTAGTTAGAGTAATAATTGTATCCATAATTTAATTAATCCAACTAAATTCGATCAAAAGAAATATAATGAACGTAATCAATCAAGTGAATTAATCAGTATAAATAAAGATTTTTTAATAAACAATGTAATTATTCAGTTAATCAATTTTTTTTTAAATTTTTTATTTTTTTAATGAAATAAATTAATTTGTACTATCACTATGTAAAAGTATATTAATGCCGTTGTTTGATGAACTCATTTTATACGTAGAAATAATACGTTTTTCTTCGTATGTTATATTATCATCTATGTGGACAATAAGTGTTTTTATTTTATTCACGTCGATTACCTTCGAAATATTTGCCATGAATACCGGCGTAAATTCTGATCCATTTTTTTTAAATATGCAATCGAGAACAGTCAACATATGTGGTTTGAATTGTAAATAAATACTATCTTCTACCAAATTATTTAAACTATTTACGGTATCTGTAACAGTTTTAAATATATTTTTAATTTTAGTTTTTGTATTTGTTATGGTGTCAGTAGTAATTGGTTTACTCGAATTGGAGATCATATTCATATCATTTCCATCAATTTTAATACCACATCTTGTCATCATTGCTGATATTTCAAGTCTATTCGGAACAAATATATAATAAGCAATATATAGAGTATTATATAACGATTTGCGGTGTTTAATATTCGAAATCTTATTTTTGAAATCATCGAATGATATAATATTTAGTATTATTTCATTTTGTAATTGACTTGCATCAAATGCATTATGTTGTTCAATTTGTTTATTTAAATCATGTAATATTTCAAGATTTGCAGTCAATGAATCTAATTCTTTCTTTTGTTCAGGAAGATCTCTAATCATTTTGCGCATCATTTCAATATATGTTGATAAAGATACTTCCTCCAATTTTATTTGTTTAGTCTGTCCATTGATTGCATGAATTCTTTCTGTTACGAGCTTGATAACATCAACATAAGTCATATAACGAATTTTTTCATATAATGGATCATTAAGTGGATCAAGTCTAATTGTCTTTCCATTGACAACGATATAATTATCATTAATTTGGTAGTAATAGCGAAGCATAGATTCGTAATACCATGGAATAACAAGTGGAGTAAATAGATCGTAATTACGTTTGAGCATAATAAAGATTGTACTATAATTTGCTCGGTAATCCCTGAGACCTTTATTTATGTCAATATATGATTGATCTTTTGTAAAGACATCCCATAAATCGTGATTTAAATCATGTCCTGGATTATGATCTAGGTCATAATTGTTTTGACATACATAGTAACCTCTACGGATCAAAGAAAGAAAACAATTCAATTGGCTCATATTATGTGTAATCACAATATTTTTATCACTGATTCCAAAATAGAATGGGACACTTTTAATATAAACGATATTTGAAGAATAATCGGCATCAGATAATTTTTTAATGTATTGTTGTGTCACATTATCTGAAAAAATAATATTAACATTTTTTTTGAACATTTTTAGTTGTGCTTTTATTAAAGATAAATTATCTTCTGTTGGCAATACAAAATAATAAATTTTTCTTTTTGTTAATTCTTTTTTAAAATCATCATCGATATCATCAAGTGTTTTATTTGCTGGAATGACTTTATTGATATCAAAAATACCAACGATACCAAATTGGATAAGTGTTTTAAACACATATAATTTTGTTAACACATCGAGACAATACTTGTCTACAACAATATATTTAAATTCAATATTGTTCGCTTGTATATTAAACAAGAGTTGAATAGTTGATACAAACGATTTATATAAACTTGGTTCATTATTTTGTACAGAAGTCATATTTAACTAATTCAATTAAATTCGAGGAATAAAATATTTACCTGTGTTATTTGTTGTATATAATTCATATTCGATTTAATCATTGGAATAATATATGTATTGTATTTCAATTTTTGTTATCTTTTGACAATATACCAATAAATATTGAAAATATATCTATTTATATTAAATATAATAAATAGCTCATACCATATAATATCATATCGAGAACAACCTATAAATGGAGTTAGCAGAATTACGAATGAAATGGATATGGTCCATTTTATTTATTATGTTATATATTGGGACATCGATTTTAATTCAGTCAAATGTATTACACGAGACAGAGAAAGTACAACATGTTTTATATTTTTGTAATGTTATTTTTTTGATCATATACATTAAAAATACTGTTTTTTTGATTAAATATGCAGATGACGTATTACTCACTAATACATCATCTCTTAATAAAATTCTGAAGTATTTGTATTTCATTTCAAATGCATCAATCATTGTATTCATGGTAATATATCTGGTAAATTTTAGTTATGAATGTGAACAAAGTCAATGTTATAAAGTTGCGGGTTATAATGAAGTTTTTGCACTAATTTATAACAATGTAATGGTCATTATGATATCATTGTTACTGTCATACTATAGTTTTTTTGTCTTTTTTCCATCATGTATTTGTCTTTTTCCAGTGAATAGAAATGAAAACAATACAGTAAATTTACAAAATGTTGATGTTAAAAGTTCGGATGATTTAATGGGAGGACTTTTTAGTTTGATTACAAGAGGACCATGGTCAAAATCTAAGTACTTGATCATATTAGAAAGAATATTAGTTTTAGTATTTAGCGTCCTAAATATATTCGCCATCAGTGTAACATTAATAAATTATCCCAACGAATTACAAAAAATACAGTACTTTTGTATTGTTTTTCGCATCGCGTATAGTATTTTTGCAGTGAGAATGACTTTTGAAGGTAATAATAATACTTTTCGTTCTTTTGTATTAGTAGCATTGAGTGTTATGTTTGCAATTATATCATTTGCATTCGATACGACAACAGTTATTCAAAAATGTCAAAATAATACAGTGGGAGAAAATATTGATTTAAATAATTGTTTCCAAGAGAATGATTACAGCGGAAATTATCATCAATACATATTAAATATATCAAATATTTTTATACTTTGTTTGTTTGTGTTGATAAAATGTGTACAACTCATCGCAAAAACATGCGGTCATTGTAGTGAAAGAGCTCGGTATCGTAAATTAATTAACGACGACAAATATCCACTTGTTTAAAAATTGAATCATTAATTGATTTATTTATTTATTATAATATAAATTTGTTAATGATAATACATTATGATTAAAATAATGAAAGATTCAAGATTAACTCCAATACAGGATGAAGCTATCGTATTTTTTAAAAATAAATCTAAAATTAAAAAAACCATTATAAAATTTTTAGTATATTTAAAATTTAAACGCCTGGGTTATACAAAAAACGACATAAATAAAACGATCGAATATATTACAAAGATACCTGCAATAATACACGTTAATTTATATAATATCATAGATTTTTTATTGGACGACACTCATTATCGTAACTTATTTGAGACTAAGACGAGCGGTGGATGTGATTCGCAATCGGTCAGATTTGATGATGAGCAACGTATATTTAAAAATATTTATGATAAAAGTGAAAGTTATGAAAAGGTGAAATATGGTGTATTAAATATATTTAATGATCAGAATGGTGTAAAATCTGCTGATCAATACGGTGATAGTTATCTACAATTGAAGGAAACAGTGAAACATAGAATATCCTTTGTTAATGGTGATTCGACGATTGAACAGAGATTATGTTCGGTTGATTTTCCTGAAGAAATATTATATTATGTTAATAATGAGTTATTCAAGTACATTGTAAATAGAGCAAAGGGTGAAAAAATGTATATTAGTTCACACGAACACATATATTTAGGTCATTACATTGAAATGCAAATACACGGACCAGTAGAACTAGGAAAGGATATTGAATTTTTGGCTGTTAATAAGAAACATATTGATGATAATGAAATTATGGAAAAAATTCAAAAATTTTGTAATACAAATAATATTCACCATAAAATTATTGATGGAGTTTTAGAAACTAATTATTTTGATACAACACCAGAAATCATTGAAATATCATAAAATTGAATCATTAATTGATTCATTTATTTATTATAAATAAAATTAATCAGTAATATTAAGTTGCTATAAATATTTATGGTGAAAGTATTAAATATTAGTATCTATAAATATGACGAGGAAAATCCTATAAGATTAGCATCATCGATGAACGATGAAGAATTTTCGTATAATTATTTCAGTAGGATGTATACAAGTAAAATATATGAAATAATTAATTTTTCAACAAGACTAGCTGTTAAATGTACGCCACCTGGTTTGAGACAAACTATAGAAATAGACGACATTGATTTTGTGACACATACATACGTGGCACAATATAATAATAACATTCTTGGTGCAACATTTGTAACAGATAAATTATATCCTAAAATTAATGCCTATAGGATTTTATCACAAGTATTAAATTTTTATTCAAAAAATGGTAATTCAATCAACATTAACAACACGAAAGAAGATAAATTTGGTTCTGAATTACGGTATGATTGGCTTGATGATTTATTAATGAAATGTAAAAAAACAAATGAGATGGACAAAATTACTCAAGTCAATATAGCATTGGACGAGGTTAAAGAAATAATGACGAGGAATATTGAAGAGGTACTTAAACGAGGGGATAAAATAGATGATTTAATTAAAAAAAGTGCCGAATTAAGTGACGACGCAAAAAAATTTAAAGATAATGCAGCAAAGTTGAATAGTATATGTGGAAGATGTGTTATACTATAAAACAAATTTTTGTTTATTATGATAAAAATCGATAAAAAATCGATAAAAATCGATAAAAAATTGATAATATATTGATCTGTATTGATCATTAAATTTTGGACATTTATACATAAGAGAATTTTATTCAAACCGAACTAAGCCTTTATTGATCTTGAAGTATAAGAAATGGTGAAAGTAATTATTACCTCAAAAAATCCTCTCAAGGTTGAATGCGTTAAACAACTGCTTACTGTTACAAATAGCAAATGGAAAGTTGTTGGTTATGAATGTTCTGATAATGAAACTACAGAGCAGCCTTTGAACAATGCACTCGATTGCGCTCATCATCGTGTAGGAATTCTATTGGGAAAAAAAATTCCTATCGAAAATGAAGATATAATTTTGACGATTGAAAATAGTCTCGAAGGAACTCCAGAAACTGGTTATTCAGATGTTTGTTATCTGGCTGTATTCAATGCTGTTATGGGAAAAAATGATGATGGAACAGAGATAAAAAATCCATCAGTAGAATTGAAACATCCTACATTTTACAAATCTTTTGGTGTTAAACTTCATGACAACCTCGCCAAGGAATTTTTCAATGAAGATTTTCAGAACGGAAAAAATACTTATGGATCATTCCTTGAGAAACGCTTTGGTGTAAAGGGTGGTAATTGGATGAGTGATGTGCGATTTGGTAACGTTGATCGACGGGAACAGATTACAAATGTATTATGTCAGTGGTTCCTTGACTATAGTACAAAACGATATCCAGATTTCCCCAAACAAGGAATTCTTTTCAAGGATATCAGTTCTTTGATGGATAAAAGTGTTCTTAATAAAATGCTGGTCGACATTTGTGCTAAACAGATTGATTCAGCCTTAGATGTAGAAGATATTGATTATATCGTTGGATTGGACAGCCGTGGCTATCATTTGGCTGCTCCTCTTGCACAAATATTCAAAAAAGGATACATTCCAATGAGAAAGATTTCGAAAACTCCAGAGAAAGATCCATCGAAGATTGTTCGTGAGAATTATAGTACTGAATATAGTGATGATTCATTTGGTCTTATCAAAAACGTCGATTATATCGGTAAACAATGCCTTATTGTTGATGATCTTCTTGCGACAGGTGGAAGCATTGAAGCAGCTTATAAGGTCCTAATAAATGCCGGTATGAACGTTGTTGGTTTTATTACTGTTTATGATGTTGAACCTTTGAGAAGTGTCCGAAAGAAAGTTATTGATAGTCTAGATTGTCCAGTGAAGATTATAATTATTCGACCAAATGACCATGATACACCGTATGTATTTGCACCAGTGACGAATATTACTTTGAATCCACAACCTGACCAATTTGTTGGAGATTGGGATATGGATATTCATGCTGATAAGGCTGTAGTTATTGCATGCAGCGGAAGCAAAAAACTTGCAGAAAAAATAAGTAAACAATTGGGTACTGTACAATGTGAAGCCATTATTGGAAAATTCAATAATGGGGAAACACGTGTTGAAATCGATACAAATATCCGAAATACACAAGCAATTATTGTTTGTTCAACTCGGACTGGACATGTTAATGATGATATAATGGAACTGATGCTCATTTTAGATGCGTGCAATCGGTCGGAAGTTGACAAAGTACATGTTGTTATTCCAGAATATCCATATGCTCGGCAGGACAAAAAAGACAAATCTCGGGTTCCCATTGCTGCAGCAGTGATTTCACATATGTTGAATTCTATGCATGTCAATACTGTTATCAGTCTTGATCTACATGCACCACAACTTCAGGGACTTATCGACAAGGGTTTTCATAACCTTAGCATCAAGAATTACATGGCAAGATTTTTGGTGAATAATTATATTTCTGAACTTGGTAAACAAAATTGTGTTCTAGTAGCACCAGATGTTGGCTCTGCTAAACGTGTCGAAACTTATGCGAAAATGCTCGAAATGAAACATGTTATCCTACACAAACACCGGGATTACGATCAACCAGGCACTGTTGATAAATCCATCCTTATCGGTAATCCGGACGACTATATTGGCAAAACAGGAATTATTTTCGATGACATCGCTGATACAATGGGTACAATGATTTCAGCAATTAATGAACTTGTAAAAGCTGGGATTAAGGATGTTATTGTTGCAGTAACTCACGGTGTTTTCTCTGATCAAGCACTTTCTCGAATTAAGAAATGTGACAAGATTCTCGCAGTTATTGTAACAAACTCACTGCCACAAAATGATAATATTCAACATTGCAAGAAAATTATCGAACTCGATGCAAGTCAACTACTTGCTCGTGCTCTCGATGCAATCATGTCTCATGGAAAAAGTGTCAGTACACTTTTCAAATAAAATAAATTAATTAATTGCAGTTATTTGTGTTTCCATTTTTTTATCTTCTTGAGTATCAATTATTTGTTCAATAACTTGTTGAGTATCAATTATTTGTTCAATAACTTGTTCGATAATTTGCTCAGTATCTTGTTCGGGAAATATTTTTTTATCAAGAACCATTTTAGGTAGATCATTTTCAGGATCTATTGTCATAATTTGTTTCGAACTCAATGAACTATTGCGAGAATGTGAAGGTGAATTAAACGGCGTTTTCCCAACATCAACAAGTTTTTTATGGTTATGCATTAATTTTTAATGGGAAAAATATAACGATATATAATAATATAAATACATAATTTATCTGATTATCGATTATTCTATTTTTTTCAATTTTTATAAAATCTATTTCAGATTTTTGCAAAAAAAATGAAATTTATTATATCTATAGACATTATTGATTAAATAAGATTGATATCAATTAATAATAAACAAACACAACATAAAACCTAGAATGACAACATATGACACTGATGCTGATACTACATGCCATGGAGCATACAGTTTGTTAAAAGCTTTAAATTATGCAACATCATTATACGCAATCAATGACAATAGTGATGAACCGACAATTAATCCAGTAATCAAAGAAGTGTATGAATTATCACTTTACGGCGTCGTCGATCCTGTTGGATTATGCGGATTTATTTTGTTCAAATGCTCACAAAATAAAGATATTAGTCAAACTGAAATTATAAATCTATTTGGCGTAGATATTTTTGTTGCCAGTAAAAAAATAACTGAAAATAGTAGTATTCCATATAAAGTAAATGATGATGAAGGAGTAACTAAAAAACACAATAATATTCAATTATTATTGAAAGCAACTGATTTTGCAGCACACAAACACAGAAACCAAAGACGCAAAAATGAAAGAAAATCACCATATATTGAACACCCCATTCATGTTGCATATACATTGTCACAATGTGGTATTAATGATATAAATGTTCTATGTGGATCTCTTCTTCATGATACAGTTGAAGATACCGAAACGTCACTTGGTGAAATTGAAGCTAAATTTGGTCAAAAAATTGCTAAAATAGTCAGCGATGTTACAGACGATAAAAGTCTTCACAAGATTGAAAGAAAACGACTACAAATTGAACATACTCAAGAACCAAGTCATATCCTGTATGAATCCAAGTTAGTTAAATTGGGCGACAAATTCTCAAATCTTAGTTCACTGCAAAGCACTCCTCCTAAAAATTGGACATCAGAAGAAATCAATGGTTATGCCGTTTGGTGTTATAAAGTATGTCTGAACTTGCGAAATATTAATACAATGATGGATAGTTTATTGGAAACTGTGTTTAAAGATTTTGGTTTGTATAATATAGAAAACGAAAGAAATGGCGAGATGTTAAATGAATTATTAGAACAGTATTACGAATGTATTTTTAACAGTGAATAACTGTTAAAATAACCCTTTTAATAAAGTTTGCAAACGTATAATCAATTTAGGTATTTTTAACAGTGAATAACTGTTAAAATAACCCTTTTAATAAAGTTTGCAAACGTGTAATCAACTCGGGTATTTTTAACAGTGAATAACTGTTAAAATAACCCTTTCAATAAAGTTTGCAAACGTATAATCAATTTAGGTATTTTTAACAGTGAATAACTGTTAAAATAACCCTTTTAAAGTTTGCAAACGTGTAATCAACCCGTGTATTGATAAGTCTGAACAGATAAAAATAATTTACCCCTCATAAGATATAGTCAACGTTAAATTTAATTTATCAAGTAAAGTTATATGGAAGCCTTTGTAGTTGATAGTATAAAGAGATTTCTGATTAAAGTAGACTTACCGTCAGTTTTTTGTATATATAAACAAAATCTAGATGTTTATAATAACGGTATTGATATAAATCGATCAGATATTGATAAATTGCAGGATCTAAATGATAATAATTCAAAAAATTCATTATATTTGCAGGGATTACATATTAATGACAATAAATTTGTTGTAGTATGTATTGAGGAATTAAATGGAATTTATTACGTACATTCGAAATCTAAAGAAGAAGGGTTAGTTACAATCGTTGGTGATGATTATTCACTATTTATTTATTATGGAGATGAAATTCTCCCAATGTTACATTGTATCAAACTAGACAAATTAAAAAAACATATTCATTTTATAGATAGATTACTAATATAGTAAAAATTAACACAAATACATAAACAATTAATAAATAATAATAATATATACTAATATGATTTCTATGACACAAGAAGGAGATACGCTAAACGAATTAAAAACACTTAATACATCCGATACTCTAACTAGTTTAAATAGTTCAGATAGTTCGGATAGTTCAGATAATTCAGATAGTTCAGATAATTTAGATAGTTCAGATAATTTAGATAATTCAGATAATTTAGATAATTCAGATAATTCAGATAATTCAGATAATTCAGATAATTCAGATAATTCAGATAGTTCAGATAATTTAAATTGTTCAGACAATAAAATGAATAATTCTGGCGAACAAGAAACTTGTAGAATGTCAACATGTGGAATAGTATTTTACTGTTTTGTTGGTTTTTTTTATGTATTTGGACCAATAATAAAATTTTATTTAGATAAAAGTATAGAAGAAGACCAAAAATTAAATAGATAATTTATATTTATATTTATTTTTTTATTATTTAGTGCATAATAAAAGTTGATTTTAAAACATATTGGACTCTAAGCCCTTGATAATAAAAAGATCATACATCAATCATAAATAATAATAATTTTTACTAATTATTATTAACACTCCCCCAAACTGTGCATTTACTGCACAGTTTAATATAAATAATTTATATAATCGCAGTTATGATCAACCTCGTGATTTAAGTTATTTATCCATCTCTTGATAGATGATTTTGATCTGACTTTAGGAAAGACTAAATGATATTTCATGATTTTTGTGAATTTGTAGAATCAAACATTCAATTCATTATATGGAGCTGCACATATTAAAATGATCGAATATTGAGAATAATTTATATTAATACACACTATAAATCTAAAACTATCATTGACTGTTAGCAAAGACTGACACGCCTTTTAAGATATACTTAATCGGCACTTACACTTGTTAAAAATTGTGAGTCCTTATTATTTCCTATCAAGAGATAAGAAACTGAAACAAACATAAAAACAAACATAAAATAAACATAAAAACAAATATAAAAACAAACATAAAACAATCATATGACAAACATAAAACAACCATGTGATAAAAAAATTAAATATTAATTCAGAATAAAAAAATAAAGTATTAAATTATTCGAATATTAAAATAATCATTAAACAGGCAATAAGACAGTAATTGATTAAAAAATATGATAAGGACATGCAATTGCTAGAGCGATGTGCGTCGGAATTATTTTTTATTTATAGATTGATGAAAAGTCAAACAGTAAAACAGCCACTAAATTGACACTAAATAAAAAATTTATTGAAAAAATTATTAAAAGTTTAATTTATAAGAGGAGGTTGAATTATTGAAAGAAGTAACTTAACATCAGAAGTATTTTTAACATCCAACATATAATGATGTATAGAATCATATATATTATCTAATTTTATGATGGAACTATTAGATACATTTTTAATAATAACAATCATTCCATCCGATTGTATCTTAAAATTATATATAAAGGATTCAATATCACAATCGGATGTTTCTGTGTATAAGAAAATACCAAGATCAGATCCTTTATAATAACTCTGTATAATAACTCTGTAGCGTTCATAACCAGCAGTATCCCAAAATTGTACTTTAAATTTAGTCTTCGAAATTGGATCCTCAAATTCTTTAATGAAAAAATCGATACCAATAGTACTAATAGGTTTATAATTTGTCCCATCGACAGAGTCTATGAGTGATATAGTTTTAACTAGATCAGCTTTTCCGGTTTCCTGTTTACCAATAATGATATATTTTAATCTATTGCGAATTTGTACAGGTCTCTTTATAAGTTCGGAATTAGCATGATTTGTTGTTTCACGTGAAGACATCGATCCCATTATTGCTGTTTAATTTAATTAATTAATATTAATGATACTTTATAATTTTCAAACTTTAAATATTATTAAATATTTAATAATTTAGTGACTTATCCATGTAATAACATTCGGATAATTTTGTTTATCAAAAAAATCTTTTATTTCGGTTCCTTTGTATCTTTGACTGAAATGATATACAATGAAAGTTATTTCTGGATGAGATAGTACAAAAGGTCCTAAGTGATTCCAATGCATGTGTTTTGTTTTTTCAGCATTAATCAAATCATCCTCAAGAAGGAAAGTACATTCTATCATAATAGTAGAATATTTTAATAATTCTTTGTCTTCAAGAACTTCGTGTGAAGTATCTCCAAGGAAAACAAGAAAATAGTTTGTAATAGTATTATAAATATCGACACCATCCATTCTCAACTTAGCGATTTCTTTGCCAGGTAATTGTTTGTATTCTTCCTTTAGTTTTTGTTTATTTTCTGAAAATCCATAGCCCACACATGGAACTGTGTGATGACATTTAAATGTTTCGACGTTAATTGTATTCTTATTCTTGAATGAACCTAAATTTGAAATATTTTTTAATTTACCCATTGAAGTCAAACTAAAAAATGTTTTTTCATCATCTGAGACAGGATAGAATTTGTAAGTTTCACTTTCAGCCAGTGAATCAACATCATACGTCAACATAAAACTTGATTCAACATATTTTTTAAAATTTTCTATTGATTTATCTGGGACGTATACTTGAATTTGTATATCTTTCTGAGTATACAAATGGAACGGTAAATTAGCTGTATGATCTGAATGACAATGAGTTATAAATATTGCATCGGGTGACATATTGCCAGAAATTCCTGCATCCAACATTATATCTAATTCTTTAATATAGAAATTTGTACGTAGTGCAGCAATTGAATAGCCAATTAATGTATAAATTGTATTAGGTATTTTAAACGGTTTAGTATGTTCCCATACACGCCACAAGGGATTTACAGTACTTATTGGTGTTTCCATATTTTTTTTGTCTTGGTATTTTTGTAATTAACTTATTAATTTATTGATTTATTAATATATGATGAATATTATTTAAATAGGTTCAATTTTTTTCAGGAAATCTTCAAGGTTTTTTGAATATTGATATGATATATTTTTTTATTTTTTTTATTGTTTTTATTGCATTTACTGTTTTTTTACTTTTTATTTTTTTATTATTTGAATAATTATTAATATTATCTTCATATGTATTGTTAAAATATAAATCTCTGATAATTAATTTATGTATATCATTATCTTGACTAAATTCTATATCATCATCGTGACCACATACAGAATTTGCCCTCAGTCCATCATTACAATGACCTGATAATATGAATTCATTTTTGAGATTCAATGGATTATATGGATCAGATTGATCAGATTGATCAGATTGATCAGATTGATCAGATTGATTATAATTAGTGTACCTGGTGTTTATATCATCTAATTCAATTTCAACCGGATCATTTTTATTAAAATTATGTGGTTTTTCTTTAATTTTATAAAGAAAAATTTTAATTACGCCTGTCATTTTTTTCCACATTTCACTATATAATATGTTGTTAATAATATTTTGAATACTTTTCTCCCCCAAGTTATATCAATTAATTTTAAATTAACTTTGAATTAATCATATGTACGTTAGAATTTAAAATAAAAAATTATAAACTAATATTATAAATTAATAATTAATAATGTCAGCTATCAAGGAACAATTTAAGTTAAGTATTGAATTAGTAAATGGTTTGAAAAAAAGACCTGTGGATGACGAATTACTCAAACTATATGGATTATATAAACAAAGTACAGAAGGTGACTGTAATATACCTGAACCCAGCATGCTTTATTTTAAAGAACGTGCTAAATGGACAGCATGGAATTCAAACAAAGGCAAGTCCAAAGATAAGGGAATGGAATTGTATACAAACACCGTGATGAAATTAGTTGAAAAATATGGTCTGAAGCAATAACCGGCATAAAGTTCTATACAAAAAATTGATTATTCTAAATGGCTGTAGGATCCATTTCATTTGACACATCCGACCATCTTCTATCGGAATCTTTTCGATCAAGCTTTTTTGCACCAGCAAACAACTTCAAGCAACAGTTTCAAGCAAACAACCAAAGCAACCAACCAAACAACAACAATGTCTCCTCGTATCAACTGCAAGTTTCAGGGAGCCTGCAAGAACGAGAAGTGTACTTTTGTTCACTTCACACCTCAGCCTCTCGTCCGTGCTCGTCCCATCTGCCATTTTGGCGTGAACTGCACAAAGCGTGAGTGCGCGTTCGTCCACATCGCACCCCAGATGCCACCTTTCGTTGGACAGCCTCAGTTCGTGCGTCCTCAGATGGTTCAAACCATCTGGGCACAGCCTCAGTTCGTGCGTCCCCAGATGGTGCATCCCCAGATGATGCATCCCCAGATGGTGCGTCCCCAGATGATGCAGCCTCAGATGGCTCGTCCTCAAATGCACCCGATGCAGCCAACGCAGCCCGTTCAGCCGATGCAGCCCGTTCAGCCTCAGGTGTTTTACACCGAAATGCGCCGCGATGCCCAAGGCAACATGGTCATGGTTGAGGGATTCATGGACAGCACCGGTCATGACGAGGCAAACCGTGAGATGGATGACGACGAGGAGGAGTTCGCGAACGAGATGGAGGCACAGGATTGTTTCGACGAGCTGATCATGTCCGAGATGAACGGTCAGGAAAAGATGGTCGAGGGTGACGGCGATTTTGACTTCGAGTCAAGTGGTTCCGAAACTGTCTCCTCCGCTTCTCCTGTGTCTTCCCAAGAGAAGAAGAAGAAGCAACGTCCCCGTGGTTCAAAGAAGTCCAAGATAGTCGAGTCCGAGATTCAGGAGGTCCAGGAAATGGAGGAAGCGAATCATGACGATGATGAGGACGATGACAACGACGTTCATGTCATGGAGGACAAGAAGAAGAAGCAGCGCCCTCGTGGTTCTCGTGGATCAAAGTCAAAGGTGACGAAGGCGAAGGAGGCTTTTACCGACTAAGTGTTTTTCATTTTCTGTTTGTTTATTTTATAATTTTCTAATTTTAGAATTTTCTTTATTTTATAATTTTATTTTGAATATATTCGTGGGGACATATTCAAATGAATAAAAAAATTGAATTGTTAAAATAACTGATAGACTATATAAATTTTTGTATAGATCACACAACAAGTTCAAGAGTCAGCATATAATTAAATTAAAATGTTGCGAATTGTCAGTTCACATGGATTCCGTGGTTCCAGATTTGCGAATATGAATATTGGCAAATCAACATCTGTTCTTCCATCTCTTCATTATAACCGAAACGATCATAATGACGAAGGTATCCCAACTGGTATTAGACACTACAGTAGTTCATCATCTAATGTTCTCGATCTTCTTGCTACACCAGCCGGTGCAACTGTTGGTCTAACAGGATTGGCGGCAGTTGGTACAATGGGTTGGCTGTTGACTCGTTATAAGGTTGCGCGACCAAACGAATATCTTGTTAGAACAGGACCATTCCTGAAAGACGATATCGATATAAGTAAGCAAGCATTTTGGCTACCATATCAGACATTGACACGCATCGATCTCAAACCTGATCCATATCATTGTGAAATTGATTCAATGTCAGCAGAAAAAATAGAACTGATGTTACCAACGAATTTCACGATTGGACCTAAAGATGATATAGAATTTTTGAGAGATTATGCAAAATATATGCATGGTTCATCAATGGAAGATTTACGAAAAAAAGTTATTTCGGTCATTCATGGTGAAACGAGAGCTTGTATCAACAAAATGAGTATGGAAGAATTATTCAGTGATAGAGATAAATTTAAAAAAACAATTGTCGATGAAATTAATGACAAACTTCAAGCATTTGGTCTAGTAACTTACACAGCAAATTTTGATGAAATGCGTGATAAAAAAGGTAATGTGTATTTTGAACATGTTAAAACAAGAGCACTCGAGTCAGCTATTAACGAAGCAAAGGTGGCCACAAGTGAAAAAAAAGCATATGGTGACATTGGTGAGAAACAATATACGACAAAAGCACGAACAGAAGTTGCTAGTTATGAAAAAGATGCTATGCTTGCCGAAAATGAGCGTGCAAGAGAAATTTCTTCATCTGTCAAAGATCTTGATATTGCCAAAGTTGAGTTTCAGAAACAGGTTAACCTAGCAAAATACGAAGCAGAAGCAGAAGCCGAAAAAGAAAAACTCAAATGGCAAACAGATGTTGAAATCTTCCGTAATAAACAGGAGATTGAACGATTGAGGGCAGCAGAATTAGCAAGGACAGCTGTTGATGCAGAAAGGGCCATAAAAGAGGCTGAAGGAAAATCGTCTGCTCAACGAATTGAAGCAGAAGGTTTCTCTCAAGCGACTCGCTTGAGGGCTGATGCTCTTGCTTTTCAAACAATTCGTGAAGGGGAAGCACTTGCAGAATCCATGAAAAGAAAAGCCGAGGCAACTTTCATCGAACGAGAAAACGAGGCAAAAGGCATAAAATTACTCAGAGAAGCTGAATCTCAAGGGCTGAGTAAATTGATCGATTCAGCAGGTGACATTGAGAAGTTGAATGGTTATCTGATGGTACATAGAGGCATGATTACTGAAATTGCTGGAAAACAAGCAGAAGCTGTACATGGTATGAAACCAACTATTACTATTTGGCAAGCGGGACAAAAAGGTGGTAACAATCTTTCTGGAGTAATGGAAGATCTCGTTACATCAGCCGTTCCTCTCGCTAATGCAATCAAGAATTCAACTGGTGTTGATCTGTTGCAATCATACAGACAGTCAAAGTAATATTATAATTGTTTTATTTATTAACAAATTTGATAAAAGATTGAAGTTATAATTAAATTCATTTAAATGAATCTTGATATAATAAATTATTAAATAATGAATTGCAATTATGGAGGAAATGCACAAAAATTATGCAAAGAAGATTGTATCATCTGTTTTAACAAATCATTTGCATCGCACGAAAAAGCTAAATATTGGTCAAATAAAAATGAATTAAAATCTAGAAATGTATTTAAAAATTCCACTAAAAAAATACTTTTTG